TTGAAAGACGATTGGGGAATCTATGTACCTGAGGTAAAATACCTAGCTCCTGAACCATTAGTTAACTATTCTGATTTATCATTAACTAAATATCCTGATGTGCATTTTGTGGGTGATGCGTTGTCTGCAAGAGGGATTTCGGTATCAGGAGCCCACGGTACACTAGTTGCTGAGCAAATTTTAAATAATGAGTAATATTTGGTATTTTGGGGATTCTTATACCCACGGCGTTGGTTGTAGACCAGGAGATGAATATTATGAAAAACACCCTCCTAAAGATAATGATAGACTTTGGGTAGATATAGTTTCTGATGAGCTTAATCTTAATCAAGAACGAAATCCAAGATATGGTATGGGTGCTAATCCATATATTTTAAGCTTATTTATCAATCATATACCTAAAATGATGGATAATGATATTGTAGTAATATCTGATTCTAATCCCGATGGAGTATTATCATACGATAAAAATAAAAATAAAGTAGGTAGTGTTAATTCAGGAACTTTTTGGGATCAAAAATTTGATAAATATTTTGATGGAGATAATTATTATCAACATAAACAAACTACCTGGCATGATTATTTAGAATGGTCTAATGATCCTAATAAAATGGTTATTGTGGATTATTCTAAAGAACATTTTGCGCCCTATAGAGATCAATGGGCTGAATGGTACTTTAACCAAGTTTGGTCTATATCTAAAGAATTAATAAAAAGAAATGTTAAAGTGTATTTTTGGTCTTATAAACAATGGTTTAGTGATAATAGTCCTTATCAACTTATAGTAGATCATGATATTGAAATTAAAGATGGTCATTTTAGTTGGTTGGGACATAGACAATTTTCTAAATTTATTATAAATAAAATAAAAAATACAAAAAGCCTTGGAGAACATCAATAAATTACGTATATTACAGTATGGAAAATAAATACAAAGAATGGCCTAGAAGTATGAAATTAAAGAAGGCTGATGGAACTATAGCATATACTTGGGATAATAAATTACATAATTGGGAAGGACCAGCTTATATACCTGAAGGTAATGTTAAAAAAGCTGAATATTATCTATATGGTATTAAGTATAGTAAAGCAGAGCATAAGGAAGCAATTAGAAATCAAACAGGGTTGCCATGGTATAAACAACCAGCACCTAAGGGAACAACTCATAGAAATTAAATTATGAAAATAGGTTTATGTGGTACAATGAGTGTAGGTAAAACTACATTAGTAAAAGCGTTACAAAAATTACCTGAATTTAAGGATTATAATTTTGCTACTGAACGTAGTAAATATTTAAATGATTTAGGCATTCCATTAAATACTGATTCAACATTAAAAGGTCAAACAGTATTTTTAGCGGAAAGATGTGCTGAGTTAATGAATAAAAATGTTATAACAGATAGAACAGTTATTGATGTAATGGCATTTACTATGAATGCTCAATCTATTGCTTATCAGGATAAGGAAATATTTGAAGATTATGCTAAGGAATTTGTTAGAGAATATGATTACATATTTTATATTTCTCCTGATGGTATTCCTATTGAAGATAATGGGGTAAGAGAAACAGATGAATATTATAGGGATATTATAGATTTTTCAATAGTTACTTTAATTAAAAAGTATGCACATATGATGAAGAATGTAGAAACTATTAAAGGCAGTACTGAGGAACGAGTTAAACAAATATTAAATATAATAAAATAGCTATATATTTATAATAAAAACTCAATTGCAATGAAACAATCTGAACTAAAATCGTTTATAAAAGAAAATATAATTGACATTCTATCTGAAGGAGAAAAGGAGATGGAAGAAGCAAATGTACAAGTAAAAGCTAAGGATTACGCTAGTGTAGACTTTGCAGCAGATGATAATGTTGAAATAATTGAGAATGATGATGAAGATGATGCAAAGGCAATTGCTGCGGCTAAATCGGCTAGAGGTAAATTTAAAAAATTAGATTTAGCTGTAAAAGAACTTAAAAGAATATCTACTGAAATGGAATCTTTAGCAAGAAAATATTCTAAAGCAAATGAAACAGAAAAAGAAAAAATTAAAGATATTTTAAGGGAAAAAACTCCTAGAAAAAAGGAATTAGAAGCATTAGTTGCAAAATTAGAAAAAGATGTCGTCTAAAGAAAGAATATTTTATATATTAAAAATATTTATTTTAATATCTATTATAATTTGGTTTTTGTTTAATTCCAATGATGATTACGTAGATAATTATCAAAGCCAAATTAATGCACTTAATTCTAAAATTGATTCACTACATAGTATTAATGATAATTTAACTTATAAAATAGACACTTTAAATGATCAGATATCATCTTTAGATAGTGAAATAGATAACCAGGATAATTTAATTAAAAACTTAAGAATAAAAAGTAATGAAAAAGTTAGGGCTGTGGATAATTTTAATAATGATGAGCTTTACCAGTTTTTCGCAGAACGCTATAGACAGCACCTCGATTCGATTGGAAAAGCCAATAGTCAAACTAGTAATTAAAGATTTAATTACGGGGGATGATGCTAAATCAGAATTATCATTAACCACTAATAAAATTAATTTATTGGAAAGAAAAATACTATTAAAAGATAGTGTTATCTTTAATTTGAATAGTAAAATAGATAATATTAGAAGTATAGTAATGACTAAAGATGATCAATTAGTTTTATCTCAAGAATTATCTAAAAGGTTAGAAAGAGATTTAAAAAAACAAAAATTAAAAACTAGACTAACCTTAGGAGCTGGGGTAGCTACTGCTGTAGCTATATTGCTTTTAGCAAAATAATATGCCGGATTTAAAAAAAGTAATAAGACAAGAATATATTAAATGCGCTAAAGACCCAGTACATTTTATGCGTAAGTACTGTTATATTCAACACCCACAAAGAGGTCGTATACAATTTAATTTATACCCATTTCAAGAAAAAGTATTAAAATTATTTAGAGATAACCCATATTCTATAGTATTAAAATCCAGACAGTTAGGTTTATCCACATTATCAGCAGGATATTCTTTATGGTTAATGACCTTTCATAAGGATAAAAATATTCTTTGTATAGCTACAAAACAAGAAACAGCTAAAAATATGGTTACTAAGGTAAAATTTATGTATGAAAATTTACCTTCATGGCTAAAAATAGATGCAGCCGAAAATAATAAATTAAATTTACGACTAGTAAATGGTTCTCAAATTAAAGCAACATCAGCAAGTAGTGATGCTGGTAGATCAGAAGCAGTATCTTTGCTATTAATTGACGAGGCAGCATTTATTGAAAATATTGGAGAAATTTGGGCTTCAGCACAACAAACATTAGCTACTGGTGGTGGGTGTATAGCATTAAGTACTCCTTATGGTACTGGAAATTGGTTTCATCAAACATGGACTAGAGCGGAAGCAGCAGAAAATGATTTTTTACCTATAAAATTACCTTGGTACGTTCATCCTGAAAGAGATGAAAAATGGAGAAAAAGGCAAGATGAATTACTAGGCGATCCTAGAATGGCAGCTCAAGAATGTGACTGTGATTTTAGCACTTCTGGTGATATAGTATTTTACCCTGAATATATTGAATATTATGAAAAATCTTATATAAAGGATCCTATGGAAAGAAGAGGTGCTGATCAAAATTTGTGGGTTTGGGAATCACCTGATTATTCTAGGGATTATATGGTAGTTGCTGATGTATCCAGAGGCGATGGAAAAGATTATTCTGCATGTCATGTTATTGATACCCAAAATAATGTACAGGTAGCAGAATATAAAGGCCAATTAGGCACTAAAGAATATGGTCATTTACTAGTTGGTTTAGCTACTGAGTACAATGAAGCTATGTTAGTTATAGAAAATGCTAATATTGGCTGGGCAACAATACAGGTTGCTATTGATAGAAATTATCAAAACCTTTATTATTCACAAAAGAGTGGAGAAGCAAATGCTAGTTCGTATTTTGAACGATATCAAGATAATTCTAAAAAGGTGGCTGGTTTTACTATGTCATCTAGAACTAGACCTATGGTAATAGGTAAATTTCAAGAATATCTAGGAGATAAAGGAGTAACAATACAATCAAAAAGGTTAATAGAAGAAATGAAAACTTTTATTTGGCGTAATGGAAGACCTGAAGCACAATCAGGTTATAATGATGATTTAGTAATGTCTTTTGGTATTGCTATGTATATTAGAGACACAGCACTTAAATTTAGACAAAGAGGAATTGAATTAACTAAACAATCATTAAATAACATGTCTACTGGCCAAACTAAGTATGTAGGTGGTTATCAAAATAACCCTAATTTTAAAAACCCATATGAAATCAACACCAGAGATGGTAAAGAAAACATTGATTGGTTATTATAATAATATTTATAACAATAATAATATATAAACATGGCAAATACTAGTGTATTTTCAAGATTAAGAAGATTATTTTCCACTGATGTAGTTATAAGAAACGTAGGAGGTAATCAAATAAAAACAATAGACTCAGGCCACATTCAAACTAGTGGTGAGTATGAAACTAATGCTTTAATTGATAGATTTAATAGAGTATACTCTACTGCACCTTCTTCATTATACGGTGCTCAATTTAATCTAAATTATCAGTATTTAAGAACTCAATTATACTCGGAATATGATGTAATGGATCAAGATGCTATTATAGCTTCAGCATTAGATATTCTTTCTGATGAATCTACTCTTAAAAATGATATGGGTGAAGTACTTCAAATTAGAAGTTCTAATGAAGATATTCAAAAAATATTATATAATTTATTTTATGATGTACTTAACATTGAGTTTAATTTATGGATGTGGATAAGACAAATGTGTAAGTATGGTGACTTTTTCCTTAAATTAGAAATAGCTGAAAAATTTGGTGTTTATAATGTTATTCCTTATACTGCTTACCATATTGAAAGGATAGAGGGAGCTAATGTAGACAACCCAGCAGAAGTAAAATATAGATGGAACCCAGATGGATTTGCAGGAGGTTCTTATGGTTATTACAATGTACCTAATACAGGACCAGATGATAGAGGAGGAATAACTTATGATAATTACGAAATGGCACATTTTAGATTTGTGGCAGATGTTAATTATCTTCCTTATGGTAGAGCATATATTGAGCCAGCTAGAAAATTATTTAAACAATATACTTTAATGGAGGATGCAATGTTAATTCATAGAATTGCACGTGCACCTGAAAAAAGAGTATTTTATGTAAATGTAGGAGCTATACCACCTAATGAAGTAGAAGCATTTATGCAAAAAACAATATCTACGATGAAAAGAACTCCATTTATGGATGAAAAAACTGGTGAATATAATCTTAGATATAACATGCAAAACATGATGGAGGATTTTTATATCCCAGTAAGAGGTAATGATCAAGCTACTAAAATAGATACTACACCAGGTTTATCATATGATGGTATACAAGATGTAGAATATTTAAGAGATAAATTATTTGCGGCTTTAAAAATACCTAAAGCGTTCTTAGGATATGATGAAAATATAGAAGGTAAGGCTACATTAGCTGCAGAGGATATTAGATTTGCTCGTACTATTGATAGAATTCAAAGAATAGCTTTATCAGAATTAAATAAAATTGCATTAGTACATTTATATACTCAAGGTTATACTGATGAGTCATTAACTAATTTTGAATTATCAATGACTACACCATCAATTATATATGATCAAGAAAAAATTGAATTATTAAAATCTAAATCTGAATTAGCACAATCTTTATTAGATCAAAAGTTAGTTCCTTCAGATTGGATTTATCATAATGTTTATCACTTTAGTGAAGACCAATATGATGAATATAGAGATTTAGTAAGAGAAGATTCTAAACGTAAATTTAGAAATGCACAAATAGAAGCAGAAGGTAATGACCCAGTTGCTACTGGTAAATCATATGGTACACCTCATGATTTAGCTTCATTATATGGAGTAGGTAGAATGCAATCCGACCCTAGTAATGTACCAGCTGGTTATGCTGATGATGATCCTAAGTTAGGTAGGCCTATAGATACTATAACTAGTAGAGGTAAACAAAAGAATAATTTCGGAAAAGACCCATTAGGAGTTAAGCGTATGAAAGATAAAGATAAAAATGATGGTGATGGAATGGGTATTAGTGAATTTGAAAGTCCTAAAGTTACTCTACTAAAAAATAAGGATCTATTTAAGGGGATTAAAAAGAAAAAATTAGTATTTGAAAGAGACGAAAAGGATAGTAATTTACTTGATGAATCTCAACTAAAAGGCTAATATTTATAAATAAATATATTTTTTGATGAAAATAAAACATTCAAAGTATAAGAATACTGGTATATTATTTGAATTACTAGTAAGACAAATCACTGCAGATACCCTAAAAGGTGGGGATTCTCCTGCAATTAACATATTAAAAGATAATTTTGTTAAAACACAATTAGGTCGTGAGTATAAATTGTATGAATCTATAATGAAATCTAAGGTTTTAAATGAAAGTAGAGCTAATGTACTAATTTCTACAATTTTAGAAAGCTCTAAAAAATTTAATAGATCTACTTTAAGAAAACAAAAATATAATTTAATTAAAGAAATTAAAAAACATTACGATTTAGAATCATTTTTTGGTGCTAAAATAAGTAACTATAAAGAAATAGCATCAGTCTATACACTAATAGAGG